GACACCGTTTGTGAAGTTGTATGGCAACGCAAACAATTTAGCTGGACTCACGATGGTCTACATGATGATCCAACTAGAATGAGTTATTTGGATAAACTTGCTTGGGAAGATATTGAGAAGTCAGCAACGTATATTCTTGAAAACCCAGAGGCCTTAATTAACTCAGGCGCTACTCACTATCACGCTGACTACGTACAACCCTACTGGACTTCCGAAATGGAGTACTTAGGAAAAGTCGGAACTCATCTTTTCTACAAAAACTAGGAGAAATAAAATGACTAACTACAAAGATCAAGTCGAGTACGAAAACCAAGAGCTAGTTATCAATGGAAGATTCCATTTATCAAAGTACTTTATATCAAAGTCTGGTCTTGAGATTATAACTTTGCACGAGGAGAAACAGTAATGGATAAAAATAAAGATACAAACACAGGGGTCATGAACACAGGTGACAACAACACAGGTGACGGGAGCACAGGTAACAGGAACACAGGTGATTGGAACACGGGTAACTGTAACACAGGTGACGGGAACAGAGGTAGCTGGAACACAGGTGACGTGAACAGAGGTAGCTGGAACACAGGTAACTGTAACACAGGTGACGGAAACACAGGTGGCGAAAACACAGGTTGCTTTAATACAGGTAACAAGAACACAGGTGACAAGAACACAGGTGACTGGAACACAGGTAACTGTAACACAGGTGACGGGAACACAGGTGACGGGAGCACAGGTAACAGGAACACAGGTGATTGGAACACGGGTAACTGGAACACAGGGGTCATGAACACAGGGGTCATGAACACAGGTGACAAGAACACAGGTGACAGGAACACAGGTGACAAGAACACAGGTGACTGGAATAGTTCGAGCTATCACACAGGTTGCTTTAATACAAACCCCCCAGAGAAAGCATACTACTTTAACAAACTAATTAACAAGTCAGAATGGGACAGGTCGCGCAAACCTCACTGGTTGTTTGAAGCCTTCCCAGTAACTTGGATTTTTGCTAAAGACATGACAAAACAGGAGAAGCAGAATAACCCTAATTACACAACCACGGGTGGTTACTTGCGTGTAAACGATATGAAACAGCAGTGGTTTAAGGCATACTCTACCGCATCCTTAGAAGACATCCAAGCTGTACTTGACCTCCCTGGGTTTGATGCAGAGATATTTCTAGAAATCACTGGTATTGATTTTCGCGACAAGACTTTAGAAGCCCCCTGCGAAGGTCGTGAGGTCGAGATCGACGGTGTTACGTATATTCTAAAAACAAAAGAAAAAGTATAATGTCTGTTTATTACTACTATGAAAGTGAAGATTTAAACGTTACCTTTGGCGCAGAAGTAGAGAGGTGTGACTACGGAGTAGCTTGCTCCCCTATTTGGTGGGAGCTTGTAGATAGCTCAATCGAGATTGATACTATTATTATTCTAGGAGTTCAGTTTTCCAAGAAAGAGTTTACTTCAAAGTTTGGGAAGGAATTTCTTGGGTTTATTTACGACAGGATATCTTCTGAACTACCTAGTGATCCTGAAGAATGGGAGCAATAACTGAGAAAAACAGTGCATCTATAATGAAGAAACCTTAACAGGAGAAGAAACATGGGTATGACTACCTTACTTGTTATTGCTGTTATCGCAGCACCACTGCTGGCATTTATTGCCGATAATATCATCACCCCTCGCTTGACAGAAAAGGAGTAATATCATGTCATATAGCGTTTTTAAGGTTAAGGTTTTTGACCTCAATCTCGAGCTTCTAAGCTCTAAAACTTTTCTTAGTTGTATCAACGCGGAAGCTTACGCTAAACAGCTAAGAAGTGAACACAACCCAAACTACGGAAAGGTATTTGTAGAAAATGTCCAAACGGTTTAAAACCCCCGAAGAACAACAAGAGTACCTTGACAGTATTTCTTTTTCAAATCTTGTAAAGGCCATTGATAAAAAGTGGTCACATACTTATGATGAGTATGTTGAAGACGAAACTGAAGAAGAAGTTTTGTCCGAACTGTAACTTAACTAGCCCTCTATCCGTAGAGGGTTATCTAGGCAACAGTGCCTATAACACCCCAAGAGGAGACTACTATGAAGAACTTTCCAAAAATCGCTGACATGACTCGTGGTCACAACTATGTACTGAAGCAGGGTCGGCCTTATTACTTCAGCGATAACTCTGCTGGTTGGAATAACGGGGATCGTGTGATTGCAGCTAGCCGTGTTATTAACGGTGAAAATATCAAAGAGGTAGCTCACGACATTAACTGCTGTGTTAAATCCTTGCGTAACTGGATTAAAACACTTGACACAAACAATCCTCGTTTGGAGGGTTAACTCTTAGCCTCGCCCCTTCGGGGGCGGGGTTTTTTAAGATCCTATTTTTTTTTTTTCCAACAGTAGAGGATTATCACCATATGATAATAACTTTTACGCTTTTATACTTATTGGTTTTTGAAGGCGAGGTTATTGTTAAAGTTTCTAAATAAACAAAGGTCTAACGACAAAGCTTTGTAGAAAGAAAAACATTTATGACTATAAACAATAAAACAATTTTAGAATTGTTAACAGAAGACTTAGAGTATCGTCAAAAGCAACTAACAAATAGACAGTCTGCTAGTTTTTTAACGGAGATGCCTGCAAGAGATATTATTGAGTTTTCGTATATTCATATTTTAAAAGGATTAGAAAGAAGCGCAACACTAGTTGATGTAGCAACTAGCATAGGGAGAAGACTACGACAAAAGCTAAAACAAAAACCTAACAGTGTGCTTGATGTACAGGGTGGTTGGTTTGTTATTATCAGTTATATTGAGCTGGGGATTATCAACTATCGCAAGAAACACACTTATCGTAACGGAAAGAAAGATAAACATAGGTCTTACTTTCTTCATGTAGAAAACTGGCCTGCAATAAAAGAGCTAATGGATCTTATTGACACGGAAAAGTCTGATATGTTTCCAGTAAAAACTCCTGCTAAACCCTGGACTCAAGAATCTTACCACTCAGAGACAGGGATTAGTATTATCAAGAAAGGGCATGCAAGTGCGCTAAAGGCGTTTGAAAACTCCGATATGACGTGTATCTTGGACACACTTAACAAACTAAATAACACGGGTTGGCGCATCAATCGTGCTGTTTTCGATGTTTATAAAGCTTGCATGAATTCTTCAGAGAATCCTTTTAAGTTCACAAGAGAGGTAGATCCAATTAAAAGAGCTTCTCTAATTATCGAAGTAGAAGCCATCCAAGGGCTTGCAGAGAAGCACCTAGACGAGCCTTTTTACCATTTGTATAACCTAGACTTCCGAGGCCGTATTTACCCAAATACAGCCTTTCTCCATGAGCAGTCTAGTGACAACGCAAAGGGTATTCTTATGCTCGACGAACCTGTAGCTCTTGGAGAAGAGGGCTATTACTGGTTGTGTGTTCATACAGCTAACGTATGGGGTAATGATAAAGTTTCACTAGACGATCGTGTTAGCTGGGTCCAAGACAACCTAGATGATATGATGTATTATGTTAACGACCCTATGCGGTATACTGGGTGGATGAAGGCAGACAAACCTTTTAGCTTTCTTGCTGCTTGTTTTGAAATCTCAGCTCTTAGTAACTGGCATGGAAATGGCTTTGATACTAAAGACTTCCCAAGTTGTTTGCCAATTTACATTGACGGCTCTAATAACGGAGTACAACACCTTGTAGCTATGTCTAAAGATGACGAAGTTGCCCCACTTGTAAACTTAGTTCCTCAAGACCTGCCGGGGGATGTTTATATGTTTATTGCAGAAAAGGTGTGGGATAATCTAGAAAAGATGCAATCGCGTCTTGACAAAGAAATCATCGATAAGTTTCAAGAAGTCTTTGAGACTGCAACAGAACTTCAGAAGGAGTACTCAGAAGCACCCCCTAAGTCTGAAAGAAAGTCTGTAGCTTTTCAAAAGGCTCAGTCTTGGAGAAATCAAAATCGTGACTTGCGAGTTAAGCTGTTTCCAGTTTACTGGGGGAATATTCAAGATAAGAAAATTCAACGTAAGACAGTTAAACGAAATGTTATGACACTAGGTTATGGAGGTACTTCTTACGGTATGGGTCAGCAGGTCATAGAAGACACAAGGGATATCTCCCCCTATCTAAGGGATAAAGAACATCTCTGGGGGGCACTCTTAGGCTCTCTGGTGTATGATACTTGCTATGAGGAACTAAAAGGGCCAGCGAGTCTTCTAAGAATGTTTCAAAAGCTTGCAGAACGAGCAAATGAACAAAAAGTTTATCTTGCTTGGAGGTCTCCTGTGACTAACTTCCCTGTTGTACAAGCTTATCGAAAACCAACAAATAAGCGTACAGAGCTTAAATATGGTGATGAACTGCTTAAAGTACAAGTGCAAGTTTGGGAAGAAACCACAATAAATGAAAGTAAGCAAAAAACAGGTGCTGCACCTAATATTGTGCATAGTCTCGATGCTGTTCATCTAACAATGATTGTTCACGACGCGCCATACCTTGCGTCGGTTGTACACGACTCTTTTGGTTGTCATGCTGGCAATATGAACCACATGTTCTACCATGTTAGAGAAAAGTTCGTTGAGCTTTACGAAAACGACCCACTAGAAAATATTTTGGGTCAACTTAACTCTCTTGATTTAACCCCCCAGAAAGGAAACTTAGATGTCTCAGAAGTTATCAAATCAGACTTTGCTTTCGCTTAAAGAAGGAGATACTCTTTACATTAACTCAATAAACGACTATGGCAAGTCTACTATGGTTATCAACAAAATCTTTGAAGGAGGTTTTGGTGGTACTGTTCGTTTTCATGAACTCGGTGACGATGTTATGGACGGAGAGTATGGTGAACTATACGAAGAAGACTTCGATCTTATTTACCACGTTGATATCGCTTGAAAAACGATACCTGACGTTAAAGAACAATACTGTTCCCTATCTAATTATTACAAATAACCCAAGAGGAAATCTATAATGGCTATCGTAAAAAATGTTGAACTGTGGTGGGTAAAAGTTGATGCAGAGCGCCCTGTAAAGAATATGGACCCTAGCAAACCAGACTACTGGGAAGTGCAGATTCGTACCACTGATAAAACCGCAGCTGCAGCTTACGTTAAAGAAGGCATTAACTTTAAACCACTAAAGCGAATTGTTAAAGACTCAGAAGGCCAACCTATGCTTGATGAGTTGAATGAAAAAGTTCGAGAGGTTGTTAAGTGTGAGAAAACAGGAAAGCCTTACTTTTCTGTTAATCTTCGTAAGAAAGTTACTAAAGCGGATGGTTCAGCGCAACAACCTGTGCAACTTGTTGGCGGAGATCTTAGCCCAATTGATCCAAAAGAGGTTGGAAACGCTTCTGTCGCTAATGTTCGCGTATTCCAGTATGACTATACTTATCAAGGCAAAGACGGTCGTGCAAACATGCTAATGGCAATTCAAGTAACTAACTTGTTGAAATACGAGCAAAAGCCACGAGAAGACGCTTTTGAAATCACTGAAATGAAAGTCGTTACGATTGGTGACAATCAAGTTAATGATAACGTAAATGATGATGATGATTTGAACTTCTAATTTCTAAACACCTGAGTATGTGTATAAACTACTCTTTTTTATCAAATAGGTAAGGTTTGTTAACTACATAAGCAAAGAAAAAGCCTTGCTTTATGAAATATAAGGAGTAACTGTAAGATGAAAGATCAAGTTTACCTCGCTGGGCCAATGGAAGACTGTTCTGTAGAACATATGACAAACTGGAGACATTGGGCAGAAGCAGAGCTGTACTTTTCAGACATTAAAGGTTTAGATCCTACTCGGCGCGTATCTTTCCATGATCAACTTAAAGACAATTTGCAAGATGTAACTAAAACAATAAATACTTGTAATCGTATATTTAAGCAAGATCTACATGATATTGCAAGTAGTCGAGTAGTCTTAGCAGATGTACGTCGAAATTCCGGTAGAGGTACAGGAACTTCTATGGAGCTTATGTTTGCACATATGAAGAACAAGATTATTATTTTGTGGGCTAACAAAGGAGACGTTATACACCCATTTTATGAAGCTATGGCTACAGAAAAACACTACACTTTAGAAGAAGCAGTAGACGCAGTAAAGGAGTACTATTAATGATTAAGCTTGAAGAAAATAATATGTTTACAACCCCAAAAACTAAAGAAGAACTAAACACAAGACTAGAAGATCTTGGGAGTAACGGAGTTATGGGGGCTATGTTTATGATGAACTTTATAGCTAAACAATACAAAGAGGGGAATATTGAGCAATGAAGTATCGAGAAAAATACTATGAAATTTATGTAGATGGAGAACTAATTAAAGATGCTCTTGGTCAAAACAACGCTGTTAGAGAGGCAGAGCTAATTAAAGAAACTAATAAAGGACTTAAGGTAGAGGTTTACGAAGTAGCTTTATACGAGGAACTAATCTATGGTTAAGCATCAACAAGTTATTATACCCATTAATGACGAAGAAGAACTCTCTATTGTGTCTTTAAACGGACACACAGAAATAGCTATTCGTGGGCCAGAGGGTGTTTATCATAACACGGTAAAGTTTTTGGATAATGAGAAAGACTTGCGAAACTTTATGAAAAAATGGTTTGGAGAATAAAATGGCCAAGTGGTATTCTGAAGAAATGAAGATCTTTCACACGATCGAAAAGATGAGCACTTACAATGTTTATCATTGGTACTATAAAGGAGTAGGCCAAGGTTGGAACCCTAAAGATATCGAGTGGGGGTATGTAGGGATTGCACCTTATGAGTTGATTGCAGAGCGCTATCGTATTGAGAGTAAAGAGTGTGATCTAGGGTTACGACCTCGTCGTAGGAAAGTAATTCAAATGCTAAATAGGTTTCAATTAAAAGGACTTATTGGACTAAGAATTATTGGAGTAAACTTGACACGAAAAGAAGCGCTTAAGATTGAAGCAAGCTTGCGCCCTGAAGGTCACACTAGCAAAGCTGATCAACGTATCTGGAATGAAGTAGCAGGAGGCTAATATGTACAAACGTGATGTAAAACTAATTCAAGAGCATGTCTTAAACACTGGCTCACAAGGAATTGTAGATGTGTTCGGAACCGCTATAGCAACAATACGAACTAGCTTTAAAGATATGGTCTCTTTATCTAATGATATTCGTATCAATAAACATACTTCCAAAGCTCTTTGGGGTCATAAGCAAGATAGCTATTCTGAGGTGGTTAGCCGCAAAGAAGAGCTATATGATCTGTTTGAATCAGGTGCTTCTACCCGGATGATTTTAGATACTGTTTTGAGTATTAAAGGACTGGGGTTGGCTAAGGCTAGCTTTGGCTTGCAGATGCTAGGTTATAACTTGGCATGTCTTGACACTCACAACCTCCAACGGCTAGGGTACTCTAGTGCTTACTTTAACCGAAAAAATAAAACAAGTGAATACGTAAGTGTTGTTCAAGAGAAAGGAGCAGAATACTGGTGGGATACTTGGTGTGAACTAATCCCAAACACACCTAAAAACCGTAAACACTTTACAACAGCAGACGAGGTTTCTTATGAACACGTCAAAGCAGTAAAAGGGTATTAAAATGAAAGTAGCAGTTTACTGGAATTTTCATAAAAAGACTTTTTCAATTCAGTCCCGTGAGAAAGATAGCTATGGTAAAGTAATTCGCCATGCTAACTCAGTAGTGATTAATTCACCAAAGTTTGTTGTTAGACAAGCTGGACGGGAAAGAGTCTTGAAGGAAGGTGTGAAAAACGTTCATGCCTTTGTAGTAGGAAGCTTAGAATGGGCTTCTAATGAACTCTATCAACTAAAGGGAGGGAGAAAAATTATCTATAATCCCTATAAATATAACAGCTTTGTGATTGCTGACATTAAAGAACAAGCTACAAAGGGGGTCCGAGCCTCTATGTCAACTTATAATAATCATCCTGTAATGGAGCTATTCGAATGAATAAAGATGAAATCTTGAACACTTGGCGGATGCTTGATGATCATTTTGAAGAAAGGGCAGCTATCCTAGAATATGATGCTGGTAAATCACGTTGGGAAGCTGAGCAAATGGCAGCACAAGCTTATGGCTTTGAAAATAAAGCTGATCTTAAATCTTACGTACAAGTTCTAAAAGCAAAGGAAATCGCATGACCTATATCTATAAAGTTTACTCAGAGTCTCTTAGAGAGTTGCTTCTTACTACTGATAGCTTTCAATCAGCTATTGATTGTTGGTCTACTTATAAAGTAACTGGAAAACTATCAACTCTTGTTGTTATGGGGGATACTACCTTTAACCCTTTGTACTTCCAAACCGAAGAAGCTATCAAGGACTGGGCTGACTCTCTTATTTCTAAAAATTATAATCGAGTAGAACGGAGAATTGCAATGGATATTTTAGAAAAACAACTAGACAACTGGGAAAAAAATACAGGGGATCGCCCTGAGTATGAAGGCCCAATTGAAACTATTTATGAAAGTGGTTATAAAACTAAACTCTCGACTGTACCTGAAGAAACTAACTCTACAGAGAAACCTGTAGACTTTCATGGAGACTTTAAATCCATGTCATCTGAACAACAAGACGCCGTAATTAACCCTAAACACTATAAACTAATCCCGAAAGAGGCTTACGAGAAGTATCCAAAGGGCATGGAGTACATGCACCTAATGGAGTACCTACTGTCTCACCTAAGCGGTCATGAGGCGCATACTTTGGGACATATCTTTAAGTACTCTTGTCGTGTAGGAAAGAAAGACGACAAACTTCAAGATGCCAAGAAGATTGCTTGGTATGCAAATCACCTAGTGAAAGTTTTAGAAAATGACGTATGAAGCTATACTAAAAAATCTAGAAGAAGGAAAGCTTGAAGAAGTTATCCGTCACCTAAGAATGGAAGTTAAATTCGAAGAAGATCTTAAACGAGTCTATAACAATGAAGACTCTGAAGAGTGGCCTGACTTTGTAGATGGAGATATCACATGATTGATGAAGACTTTCTAGAATATGTTATGCAAAGGCGTAAATTTACAATTAACCAGAAATCTATGGAAACTGCTTTAAGTTTTGTTGACAGCGCCTTACACTACCTAGATGAAACCGATAGTTATGAAAGTAACCTTCTCGATACAGCTTATCGTGAATTACAAAACTGCGCTAAACTTATTGAGCAAGCAATTAAAGAAGGAAAGGCAATATAATGTTAAAAAGCTTTGAGCAAAAGTACGTACGTAGAATGGCTAAGATTTATCGAATGGATTGGCGAGAACCTTCTATTCGCAAAGCTATTTTCCAAGCTGCTAAGGCTTATGAAATTTATCGAGAAGCTGAAGTTGATATGATGGCAGAAGAACACCTTAAGGAGAAGTACCATGACCTATAAGTATGAATTTGACATGGAAGAAAAAAGCTATCAAGAATTAATAGCGTCTCTTGAACACTGGGCGGAGATGTTTTATGAAGGAGCCTTATCAGATGAATACTCAGAACAACTAGCCTACCTACTTTATACAATGGCGCAATCAATGAAGAGTGTTGAAAAGGAAAAAGCGGGGTAATTATGAAGTTAGTATTTGATATTGAAACAGACAACTTGCTTCCTAAACTAAGTAAGTTTCATTGTGCAGGAGCTATTGATGTCGATACTGGTACTGAGTACTGGTTTCGGCCTCATCAGCTAAAAGAATTCTTAGAGCTTCTAGACAAAGCAGAAGTCATTATTGCTCATAATGCTCTTGGGTTTGACGTCCCAGCTTTAACTAAGTTAACAGGATGGGTTCCTAAGGCTACTGTACAGTGTACCAAGGTTATGTCTCAGGTGCTTAACTACCGAAGATTTGGGTTTGGCCACTCGCTTAAACAGTGGGGTGAGTTCTTTAAAGATCATAAGGGGAACTATACTGGCGGGTTTGAGACCTTTAACGAAGAAATGTATACTTACATGCAGCAAGACGTTAGGCTGCTACTTAAAGTTTATAATCACCTTTTTAAAGAACTTAAACAACAAATTAGGGTTTCAAATTCTAAAACAATTCTACGGGCTTTGCGCTTGGAAATGGAAATGGACCGAATTATGGCAGAGCAATGTCAGAACGGTTGGAAGTTTGATTTAAACGCTGCAAAAGAACTAGTAAAAACAATCGAAAATAAAACTAAAGCTATTGAAGGAATAATCAACCCTTTACTTCCGAAAAGTGTAATCGTACAAGACCCAGATACTAAAAAAGACCATGAACCAACGACTGGAAAACGTTATGCCATCGAAAAGAAACCAACTTACACAAAAACAGGAGTCCTTAATCACCACGTTCGCAGTTGGTTCGGGCTTCCTGACAGCACCACTGTTGATACTTCTTCCGTTTGGGGTACCTACTGTCGTGTTGCTTTTAGTGCTGGTGATATTGGTAACACTGATACGGTTAAGCGTTACCTCGAAACTCTCGGCTGGAAACCGGACGAGTGGAATTGGAAAAGGGGAGAAGACGGGCAATTTAGAAAAGTCTCAGCAAAGCTCACCGACAGTTCCTTGGAGCCCTTAGGTGAAGTAGGAAAATATCTTTCAGAATACTACACGCTTCGTTCTAGGAAATCTATTTTGGAAGGTTGGTTCCCTTATGTAGATGATAACTCAAGACTTCACGGGGATGTATTCAATATTGGAACTCCTACCTTTAGACAAACTCATAAAATCATTGCAAACCTTCCCGGTGCTTATGCTACTCTTGGAAAAGAATTTAGAAGCTTGTTTGTAACGGAAGAGGGGTATACGCTAGTTTCTGCTGACTCTGCTGCCTGTCAGCTTCGACTGCTTGCTCACTACATGAATGATGATAAGTTTACTGACACCGTTCTCAACGGGGATGTTCATCAGATGAATGCAGACATTCTAAATTGTACTCGTCCTCAAGCTAAAAGGTTCATCTTTGCTTATCTCTATGGAGCAGGAGCTCAAAAACTAAGTGGTTATATCGGAAAGACTGTACCAGAAGCCAAAGCAGCAATGAAAAGGTATAAAAAGGCTTTACCATCTTTAGCAAGAATAATTGAAAGAGTTACTAGTCTTGTTGAGAGTCAAGGCCTTATTGTAGGACTAGATGATCGAAAAATTATTTTAGATAGGAGTAGTTTACACAAGTCTCTGAACTATCTAATTCAAGGCTCAGAAGCAGTAGTTATGAAGTCAACTGTAGCTATGATTGATAAGGAGCTTAAAAAGGCTAATATTGATTTTAAACACGTCTTATTCTACCATGATGAACACACGGTTGAAGTTCGTGAAGATCAAGCAGAACAAGCTAGAGAAATTATTATGAAATGTTTCGAAGAAGCACCTAAAGAACTAGGAGTTGACATCATGACTTGTGGTGATTGTAAACTAGGGAAAAACTACTACGAAGTACACTAAAAATTTGAAGGATAACCAAAATGACTGACATTACACTAGACACAGATGATTTGGGTATCTGGATGGGCTGCACTTATTAAGGAGAATAACCGATGACTATACTGACACGCAATTACGCCAACCTCGTACTTGAGGTCAAGGCACACGTTGAAGCCGACGCTCTTACGCGGGGCAAATATTGGGACGGCAGCAAAGGCTGCTTCATCGGGTGCCTCACGCATTCCCAAGACCCGAAGCCAGCCATTGAGCGTTTTGGTCTACCCGAATCGCTATTGCGCATCGCCGAAAACATCTTTGAAGCACTACCGGAGTATGAAGGAAAAGCGTTCTTTGCGGCTTTACCCGATGCTGTCGGGTGCGATGGCAAAGATTTGACGCGTGTTCACTGGAGATTCTTGGCGTTAGAGCTGCGGACGCTTCCCCAACAGGATGTAATTGACGCAGTGATTGAGGGGATGGATTTGTTGGTAGCAGGTGAAAACTGGTCCAATGCCGCCGATGCCGCTTATTCCGCCACCCGTGCCGTCAATGCCTTCCGCCGCACCACAGCCGCAGGTGTCGCCGCAAATGCCGCCGCCAATGCCGCCTATTCCGCTTATTACACCGGCAATGCCGCTCGTGCCGCCGCACTTGCAGCCTATACATCCGATGCCACCCGTGCCGTCTATGCCGCCCACGCGACCCGCTATGCCGCCGACGCGACCCGCTCTGTCGCCCTTGCCGCCGATGCCACCGCCATCGCCGCTCGTATCCAACAACGCGACAGCCTACTCAATCTTATCAAACAAGCACCTATGGGAGAATAACCGATGACAGGTAAACTAGAAGAACTCAAAGCTGCCCGTGATGCTGCTTACGATGCTTACGAGGCTTATGCTTATGCTGATGCTTTTGAAGCTCGTGATGCTGCTGCTGATGCTGCTAGTGCTGCTTGGGATGCTTATGATGCTGCTGCTGATGCGTATGAGGCTGAACTAAAGAAGCAAGAGGAGAAACAAGATGACTAAACTTGAAGAGCTGAAAGCTGCTCGTGCTTATGCTACTGCTAATGCTGCTTGTGCTGCTGCACGGCTGCTAATGCTGCTTGGTATGCTGCTTATGATGCTAAACTAAAATACCAAGTTGAGAAGCAGAATGACTAACAAAATGATTAAGTACACAGTAAAAGTCTTTGATGATGGCTCTAAGCATTGGTACCTGAATGGTAAACGTCACCGTGAGGATGGTCCAGCTTGTGAGTACGCTAATGGTGATAAGTCTTGGTACCTAAATGGTAAGTACCACCGTGAAGATGGTCCAGCTATTGAGTACGGTGATGGTTACAAGGCTTA